AAAAGTAAATTCGAGATTTAAAGCTATAAAATATCCTGTTCTATTTTATAAATATTTGATTTCTATTTGACACTTATAGTTTTTTGCTTAAAATCATCTAGATTATACAGAGTTCTATATTACTGAAAAAGAATTTATAGAGTGTATAATCAGACGATTCTTTTGTTATACCCTCCACAAAGTTCTAATAAATAAATATATTTTAACTAACTAATTGAGGAAAATAAAAGAATGGCAGCTTATCGTTTCCCGGGCGTTTATCCAACAATCATTGATAATAGTGGTATTGTTGTTGATAATGCCGTTACTTCAGTAGGTTATGTTGGTGAAAGTGAATATGGTCCTGTATTTAAGCCTACACTTTGTTCTAACTTAGCTGATTATACTAATAAATTCGGTAGATTAAATTCTCGTTATGGCTATGCAGGTTATTCTTTGGCCGTAGCCGCAGAAACCATTTCACAACATTATTTCGTACGTGTTGTTCCAACAGGTGATCCAGAAAGTTCTGATCGTTCTAACGATGCTACTTGGGCAGCAGCTACAATTTTAAAGAAAGATTCTAAAGCAGAAGCTCCTGTATCTCAAGGTTTCTATTATGAAGAAATCAAAGCTGCTGAAACAGCTCGTGATGCTGGATTAGAATCTGGTATGTTTAGTGATGATGACTTCGATTCTGCTGTAATGTTTGTTGCGACAAACCCAAATAATCGTAAGTTTTTTGTAACTATCGCTGATTCTACAATTAATGAAAATAGAGCATATGTGGTTTCTGATGTTGAATTAGAAATTAATGGTGATGCTGAATCTGGTGCGACTGATGTAAATACAACAGTTACTGTTACAGTTCCTTCTGCTCCTTTTGCTGAAGCTATTGTTGATGATCAAATTGTTGTTTCTCGTATGGATAACAGCGCTTTGAATGGTGTATTTCCTATCACAGCAATTATTCCAAGTAATGATGACACAATAAAAATTTCATATTTAGTTGATGGTGCTCAAGAATCTGCCGGCTTTGCTAATGCACGCGTAGGTATGTATCCTGCAAATAATCAAACAACATTCTCTGTTACTGTTTCAGAAAAAGTTGGCCGTGTAATTACAAGTCTTGAAACATTTACATATTGTACATTGTATCCTGCTCAAGATAATTTTGGTAATTCAACATATATTGAAGACGTAATTAATGGCTCTTCTGATTATATTCAAGTATTTGTAAATAAAAACTTTGAACAAGAAGATCCTGATGCTATTATAATTCCTCAAAATGTAGCAGGTGTTGAATTAGCAGGTGGTAAATCTGGTAATTGGACAGACGTAAGTGCTAAATATAAAGCATTATGTGATGCATGGGAATTATTCCGTGACCGTTCACAATTGGCTGTTTCTTTGCTTGTTAACTCTGGTTACGTGCTAAAAGGTAATGTTTCTTATCAGGCAAAAATGTTAGAAATTGCTGAAGCTAGACGTGACTGCTTCTGCTTATTTGATTGCCCAATGACAGAAACTAGCATGGAAGACTTGATTGATTGGAGACGTAATATTCAAGGTATGAATACATATCGTGCTGCTTTGAGTGCTCCATGGGTTAAGACATATGATTCAGTTCAAGGACGTGCAAACTTTGTAATGTGTCCATCAGCTTACGTTGCTAAAATTATGGGTGCATATGATCCTTGGATGGCTCCTGCTGGTTTGAATCGTGGTATTATTGGTTCTTCTACTGTTTCCCCAACAGGTTTGACTCAATATTACGATGATACAGTTGGTGGTAACCTCTATACTGACAATCAAGTTAACTGCATTATTAGAAATGCTGGTACAGGTTATGTTAACTGGGGTCAAAGAACATTGCAACAAAAGCCTTCTGCATTAGATCGCATTAATGTTGCAAGAACTGTAATTTATATTGAGACTGTATTGCGTGATGCCGCAAAATGGAAAATATTTGAAAATAACACTGCTTATAACCGTATGCAAATCACATTACAGTTTAATGCATTCTTAGACACAATTTTATCACAAGATGGAATTGGTGGTTATCGTGTAATTTGTTCAGAAGAAAATAATACTCCGCAAGTTATCGCAAATAATCAACTGAAGATTGACATTTATTTGTTACCAACATATTGCGCTGAGTTTATACTTTTGCAAACTACTGTGGATGGCGCCACTACTACAACAATGGTATCTACTGGTTCCTAATAAAAAACAGTTAGAAATCAAGTATCTAAGAGGATCATTAATTTGGTCCTCTTTTTATTTTATCTATTTACTTTTATATTTTTAGTTCTATAATATACATAAGAATAAATTCGGAGATAGGAATGACAAAAGAAGAATTTACAAAAATAGTAAATAAATTTAATGAAGATAAAATAAAATATAATTGGTTAAAAGCTTTATCTTTTACAAAAAATTATAGATGGAAAAATTTTAAAAAAATGCTTGATAATTTTCCAGAATATTATAATTTTTTAGATGCTATGGAATTTAAGTACTGGTTAATGCACTCGGAGGATTGTGATTTTATTGATAAACGATTTTGTCCTATATGTGGTAAATTCATAGAAAAAAGTCCAAACCATAAGCAGTTTATTGGTTATTATTTGGGATGTCCTGAGCATAGAGAAACTTTAAGAATGGATAAAGTCAAAATAGGTTTTTTAGAAAAATATGGTACTAGAAATATACATGCTATACCAGAAATAAAAGAAAAAATAGAAGCGACAAATATGAAAAAATATGGTGTAGCTTATCCACTACAAAGTGCAGATATACATAAAAAAACAATAGCCTCCGGTAATGCAAAAGGAAGTTATAAAATTGGAGCATTGAAAGTAAAAGCTACTTGTTTAGAAAAATATGGAGATGAGAATTATAATAATTCTAAAAGTATATCAGCATCTAAATTAAGCTGGTCTCCAGAAAGAAAAAATTTATACGCAACGCGATGTAAACAAACAAAGCTAGAACATTATGGGGATGAAAATTATAATAATCGAGAAAAAACAGTGGCCACCTGTTTAGAAAAATACGGTGTAGATAATGTAGCCAAATTACCAGAAATAAAAGAAAAAGCAGCAATAAACGCTACACTTAGTAAAATAAAAAATCATACTACTACTAGTGAATTAATGCAAAACGAAGAATATAGAAATAATTATGTAAAAAAATGTCGTGAGACAAAGCATAAGAATGGTACATTTAATACATCTAAGTCATTTGAAGACCAACTTATAGATTATCTCAAAGAGACATATCCACAGTATACGATTATTACGCAATATTACGATGATCAGTGTTATCCATATAATTGTGATTGTTACATTAAAGAATTAGATTTATTTATTGAGTTTCAAGGATCATATTTTCATAATTGGAGGCCTTTTGATAATTCAGAGGCACATATACAAGAATACAATAATTTAATTGCTAAAGGTGGTTTATCTGCAACTGTAGCCGATACTTGGCGTTATAGAGATGTAGAAAAACGTAAAGTCGCTAAAGAAAATAATCTTAATTATTTAGAATATTGGGAAAATCTTATTTTGTTACCAGAAGATATTCGTGATAATATGAATAACCTCGTTTTGTATTATCAGCAAAATTTGTTTTATGAAGATGCTAAAATTGAATTATATGATCCTATAAAAAGATGGAAATATTATCAAAATGCAGTTAAGTATAGTGATTTTTATAAAAAATATGGATATGTATCTCATTTGACATTACTTAGAAGACCTTATATCTCTAAATTGATTGGTTTTTCATCATTCAACATTAAACTTTGTGAAATAATAGACAAGAAATATACGGTTTATGATCCATGTGGTGGTTGGGGTCATAGAATGCTTGGTTTTAAAAACCATAAAGGCTATATTTATAATGATATTAATAGCAAATGTGAAATAAATTGTATGAAAATGGCCAAAAAAGAAAACATTATGAATGTAGAATTTTATAATCAGGATGCTATTATACCAATAAATAATGAATATGACGTTGTATTTACATGTCCTCCGTATTTTAATAAAGAATTGTTTACAGAAGAGGGTGCTGAAAATTATACAGAAGAAGAATTTATCAGATGGTGGAATGCTGTTTTAAATAATTTACATCCTACAACTGGAGAAATATATATTGTAATTAACTCAAATTATTTAAAATATTTTACTACAAATGATTATAAATATGAAATAATCTCAGATAGTTTACGTAAATCACATTATCATAAGAGTAGCAAAACAGCAAAAGAAATTGTAGTTAAATTCATAAAGGCTATTTAATTCAGTTTATACGCACTTTTCTACAATCATCAGCTAAATTTATACTTCCATATATTATCTGCGTTTATGGTCAAAAAATAGGCCTTTATGCCTCTGTTAGCCATTCTGGTTTTTCTCTATTTGTCCATTTATACCATGTTGGTTTTTGTCTATATTTCTCTATTAACCGCTGTCTGTTTATTTCTATATCATCTTTGTCTGGTATATACATTTTGCTATACAGTCTGATTTGATTATCTTCGGCATATTCATCTAGTGATTCATAAGGATAATTTACTGTGAATCCTCTAAACTTCATTTCTTCACAAATGTTATAATATCGCCATAAGCAATAATTTGCATGTAAAATAGCCCACTTCACATGACCTTTACCCAAACAGTATTTTTTAGGAGCATCACCAATATAAATATGCTGCTGTAAAATAACACGAGGTAGCTCTCTATATTCTGCTAGGAGCCATTGATCAGATAATTCTTTTGGTGATATTACATTGATTCTTGTCATAATAAAATTATATATAGTACATTTTCATGAAAGTAAAGTCATTTTTTATAGAGACGTAAAATCAACTTTTAATATACCATCTGAAAACGACTGTTTTCCAACATATGCTTCTAGCTCATATATAGATTATTCTGAATCTTTAATTACAAACGGCACAGCTTCTGGAACTGCTATAAAAAACGGCTTTCTTATATATGAAGGAAGAAGTAATGGAGCAGATAATTGTTGGCTATCTGGTGGAGCTGGAAATAATGTAGTAACTGAAGTTAGAGGAGTTACAGATAGTTTACTAACTTGGCGTTCACAGATAATATTAAAAGGTCAAAGTTGGGGCATTGATGTGCATAATTTAAAATCTGCGACCGTATATAGATTTTTTATATGTGCTGGTCAACCTTCTATGATAAAATATTAAAAATTCAAGTATTAAAATTTTATTATCATATTACAAATTAATGTTAAAGAACTTGTATCTGCTATGATACCAGATTTCGAGCCATCAATTGTTACACCTAAAGTACGCTGACTTGTGGGTTCTGTACCACTTGTTGAAGTATTAATGCTTGTACCATAATTATTGGTTCTGGCTGCTAGATCATAATCTCCATAATATATACCGAAATTATTTGTACCATTTGTTAAACCTAATGTCATACCATTACCTTTACAAGGTATATCACCGACTTGGATAAGACCATTACTAAAGCTAGGCAAATTAAATGTTGAATTTCCGTCCCCTTCTCCATAAGTAGTCCCGATTATTGCAAACAAAGCACTATAGGTACTTCTTGAAATAGCAGAACCGTCACAAAGGAGATATCCTGCTGGAGCGGTACTTCCAGCATAAGGAATGATACTTCCTGTCGGCATTCCACCTATCTCAATACCACCAGCTGTAGAACCGTCATGAAGCCTTAGTTTACTTAGCGTTGTATCAACCGTAAGTTCGCCAGCTGGACCTGTATATGCATTGTTTTGTTGTGTTGTTCCACGGTATAATTGAAGGTGAAAATTATTACTCATTATGGATATATCCTTTTAAAAAATTTCATAAAATTTAAAAAAACACGAAACTTTTCTACGTATTAGATTAAATTTGAGCTATTTTAACATTAAAAACTTTATATATAGAACCGTAATATTTACAAATGACTGTGTAAAAAATTATTTTGATAATGTGGTAAATTAAATATCAAACCAACATTTAATTTACCTACTTCAAGACGAGTAATTACAGAAACATATTCATCTGGAACAGATTGGTATCGTATCTGGTCAGATGGTTGGTGTGAACAAGGAGGATTACAGATTGGAAATGATAATTATAGTTTAATTACTATTAATTTATTAAAGAACTATCGAGATACTAACTACAATATATATGCACCAATAGTATGGAGTAATACTTCCGAATGGTATACTGCTACTTTTACAATATCTGCTAATGCATTAACAGATATAGTCGGTCCATCTACTGATATAACTGTATCTAGCTTTCAAATACAGGGATTTTCTCACCATAGATGGCATACTTGTGGTTATATATCAAATTATATTTCATTAAATGATATAATCAAGTATTAAAATTTTATTATCATATTACAAATTAATGTTAAAGAACTTGTATCTGCTATGATACCAGATTTCGAGCCATCAATTGTTACACCTGAAGTACGCTGACTTGTGGGTTCTGTACCACTTGTTGAAGTATTAATGCTTGTACCATAATTATTGGTTCTGGCTGCTAGATCATAGTCTCCATAATATATACCGAAATTATTTGTACCATTTGTTAAACCTAATGTCATACCATTACCTTTACAAGGTATATCACCGACTTGAATAAGACCATTACTAAAGCTAGGCAAATTAAATGTTAGTATTTGATAATCATTGAACATGAAATAACTAAAGAAGTTGTATCGGCAATGATGCCTGATTTTATAGAGTCTGTTGTGATGCCAAGTGTTCTTTGAACTGTTAAGCTTCCGCCGCTACCGCCTGTATTAATTCCTATCTCTTCTCCTACACCAGTAATTGATGGAGAATAAGCATTTCCATTTGAAGTACTTCTATA